CTATTGTAGGTGAAGCATCAGTTGTAGGTAAAGCTGCTGCGATTGCACAGACCACGATTGATACCTATGTTGCTGCTCAAAAGGCATACACCAGTCAACTTATACCCGGTGATCCAACCAGTCCAATTCGTGCGGCAATTGCTGCAGGTATCGCCGTTGCTGCCGGTATTGCCAATGTAGCCAAGATCATTGCTACTCCTACTCCTACTCCTGAAGGTGGAGGTGGTGGAGGTAACCCAGGAGGCGGTCCTCCAACCCCAGCTGCAATACCTTCGTTTAATCCACAGGCTGCTCTTGACTCAACTATAGGTGGAGCACAAGCACCTGAAACTCAAACCGTAACACAACAGGGTACACAAAGTACAATTGTACGTGCTTATGTTGTAGATAGTGAAATTACCAGTCAGCAAGAGGCTACTCGTAAAATAGAAAACTTAGCATCTCTCTAATATGAATAAGATTGTAGAACTTTTAGTAGATTTTGAAAACTTTCCTGACGAAGACTTAGGAGTAAGTATTATGTCACTTGTTGACATGCCAGCAATTGGAATAAATTGGATGGCTTTTGCACAAGAAAAATTTGTAAGCCCAAGTCCTGGTGAACCTAAGGATGAGTTTATCTCTCGCTGTATTCCAGTCCTAAAGGGTGAAGGCTACCCAGATGATCAGGCTGCAGCCATTTGCTATAGTACATGGGAGCAGGGTTTTGGTGTTGACACCGCTACTCTACAACCTTATGTTGAGCAAAACATTCGTGATGCTGTTAGTGAAGAACAATTCCAAAAAGATCTACTGGCAGAAGCAGATAAGTACGGAGAACCATACGATCCGGCCACAACCATTTACCTAGAACTTAACCGTGAAGAATTTATGACGGTTGCAGAAGTTCTGGAAGGGATCAATGCGCTTGATATCCTAAGTCGTTCAGATATCCGTCGTGATGCACCAGCTGAAATAAAGTACCGCTATGCGGGTCCTCGTGCACAACGTTTTTTCTGCCGTGGAATGTTAAGTCTTAATAAGCTCTATACTCGCCAAGAAGTGGACTTAATTTCAGATGCCACAATTGCTCTTAACCCAGGTATGGGCCATAACTCGGCAACATATTCAGTGTGGAATTACAAAGGTGGAGTTAATTGTAAGCACTATTGGCAAGAACTTGCGGTCTTTCGTAATAATACAGGTCAACTTATCATGGTAGACCGTGGCCCAGCAAGTGGAGATGCAGGACAAGTCGCTGGCCCTAGTAATAATTACTGGAGATTTAGTGCTGATGACCAAATGATTGTAACAGGACCTGCTATGATTCCTAATCAGTTGATACCTCGTCGTGATAAAAAGGGCAACCTATTCCATGTTTACTTTGGTAAAGAAACGGTTAGAAAAATTGCAGAGATGTACCTTAAGAAGTATATGCATACAACTGACATTAACCATGATGAAGAAGTAACAGAAGAAAATACGCTATTGGAAAGCTGGATCATTAACGATCCGGAATTAGATAAGAGTGCTGCTCTAGGTTACGAAAAGTTACCAGAAGGTACTTGGATGGTTTCGTATAAAATAAATAATGCAGAAACCTGGAAAAAGATAAAGAGCGGAGAGCTAAACGGCTTCTCTGTAACAGGTGAATTCTTACAAATGTTAGCAAATGGATAATACAATGTTACTCTTAATAAGTAATGCTTTAACAGGTGTTGCTGCATGGGCAGTAGGTAAAAGAAAAACCAATGCCGAAACGGACAATGTAGTCCTAAAGAATCTTGAGAGTTCAGTAGGACTCTACAAACTAATCATTGACAATCTCCGTGACGAGATCCAGTTACTTAACGGTAAAATGGAACAGATGGAAGTCAAGATAGATGAACTGACCAAAGAAAACATTAAGTTACGTCAACTCCTTAAAAAGAATGCGTAGAAAGATAAACACTACGGTAACGATAATAGGTGGTGGACCCAGTGCTCAACCATGGATAGGTAAAGTCAATAGTCCTGTAATTGGAGTTAACCAAGCAGCATTGTACCAAAAAGTTGACTGGTGTATATGGAACGATAGACAGTGGTACCTTAAGTGGGGAGAAGAAGTTAAAAGAACAGGAGCAGAGCTATGGTCAACTACAACCGGTTATCCACCTGAGGTTAACATACTTAATGTGGAAACGAAAAGCAGTGGAGCTTCTGCAATATTTCTAGCTCTTTGGTTAGGCTATAAAGAAATTCACCTAATAGGATATGATTTTCAATCCCAAAATGGTCAACCTAATTTCCATAAAGATTATAATAGGGTAACACATGAAAAAGCTTGGTACCAAAGACATTGGTTACCAGATTTCCAAAAGATAGCACAATATGCTAATCGTACAGGAATAAAGATCTTAAACCTTAATCCACAATCTAAGTTAACTGTCTTTCCTTTTTTAGATTAATTGTAACCTTAAACGGTTGCTTCCGCAACCTTGTTTAAGTTTAGGGTTGTTTCACAACCTGTTTCATGTTTCTTGTTCGAGCTTGTTTTCTGTTTCGTTGTTTACAACTCAATTTCATAAATTTTATATGGAGATATCCAGACTAGTTTCAGCTTTGTTTCAGAATTCTACGAAAATTTCTAGTAATTTATAATCATTATAAGTAACGTGACGAAAAACTAGGGTCTCTCGCACTCATTTTTTCACACGGTTCACCCGGTTACACGGTTTGTCATATTGTCAAACTTTTGTCAATCTGACTGGTGTCTATATTTAGATATGTGGCACTGTTGCCACGTAACCAAAAAAACTACATATTTATGAAAGTTAACGAAGTTATCAAAAAATTAAAATTGATGCTAGCTGAGTCTACTGACGTGGTTGAGGAAACGAAAGTAAAAGAGGAAATGGCTGAGGCTACTCTTGTTGATGGAACTGAGGTTTATACTGAAGGTGAGATCGTACCAGGAGCTATCTTGTTCGTAAGAGCAGGAGAAGGCGTATCAGAAGATCCTTTTGCACCAGAAGGTATCCATGAAACTACATCAGGACTTTTAATTACGGTAGGAGAAGGTGGTGAAATCGTTTCTGTTGAGGAAAAAGCACCAGTAGAAGCTGGTAAGAAAACTAAAATGGCAGAAGACGAAAAAGCTGTTGAAGAAATTGTTAAAGAGGAAATTGAAATGTCCTTGGAAGAAGTTCTACTAGCTATCGCACAAATCCTAGCTCCGTACATTAAAGAGATGAACGGTATCAAAGAAGAGATTGAAGTATTAGAATCTCGTTTCAACAAAGTTGCCAACGAACCAGCGGCAAAAAGAATTTCATCATCATTCAAAGCTGACATTGCTACTCCAACCTCTACGGCTGAAGCACGTTTTGAAAAGCTTGTACAGTTGAGAAAAGCTGGAACTAAATTAAATTAAACTAAAAAAAGTAATACACTATGGCTTTTGACTTAAATGCATTATCTACGTATACTGACGAACTATCTTTAGAGCTTATTGCTAAAGCGGTTCTTACTACGGACTTAATGAACCAAATCGATGTACGCGCAGGTTTAAGCGCTGGTACCGTTGCTATCAACTTGATGGACGGTGATCTAAACGTAAACGACTTAGCTTGTGGTTGGAACCCATCAGGCGATGTAACCTTTACTCAAGTGGATATCTGTATCCGTGACAAACAAGTTAAAATGGACCTTTGTCCTGAAGACTTACGTCAGTACTGGTTATCACAAAGAATGTCTCCATCTGCATTCCAAGAAACAGTTCCTTTCGAAGAAGTTATCGCAAACTACTATGTAGAGCGCGTTAAGAAATACAACGAAGGTTTCTTAATCAATGGTGATAACACTTGCGATGGTATCAAAGGACAAATCACTCAATCTGCTGGTGCAAACGTTCCTGTAGGTGCTGCTGCTTGGACTGTGAACAACGCAGTTTCTCAAGCTCTTGACTTATTTGACGCTATCGACGAATCAGTTAAAGATCGCGATGATTTGATCATGATCGTATCTCCTGCTAACTACCAAATCTTACGTAGAGCATTAGTTGCACAAAACTACTTCCACTACAACCAAGGTGACGGTGTTGCTTCAATCAACCTAATTGGTACTAACTGTACTGTTGTTAAATCATCAGGTTTGGTTGGTTCTAACTATGTTGCTGCAGGTCCTGCTGGATTCATCGTTGCAGGTACAGGTTTACAAGATGACATGAGCACTATGCAATTCTTCTATGACAAAGGATTTGACGTTGTTAAATTCACTGCAAAATGGAGATTGGGTGTTGCTGTTCATCAGGTGAACGTATTCGCTACTAACGACTTAGCATAATCAAAAAGGGTGGTTTAGGCCACCCTATTTTAAAAATTAAAAAAGAATAGAAAATTATGGCATGTTCAAATATATCCGCAGGGATTGCATTAGACTGTAATGAGTCAAACGGTGGTATTGAGAAAATCTATATCGCTAACGGACCAGTTCAGAGCATCTCCACTGTGACAGGTAACACCGGTATCGTTGATGAGATCGTTGTTGGTGGTTCGCCACTCACGCCCGCTGATTTCTATGAGTTTGAAGTACCTCGTCAAACAAGTTCACTTACAGAGACTCACACTGTAAGCCAAACTAATGGTACTCTTTTCTACGACCAAGCACTAACTATGGTGTTCAATAAAATGGAAGCCGATAAACGCAACCAACTTTTATTGATGGCACAGGCTACAAATATGGTTGTTATCGCTAAAGATAATAATGGTACTTACTGGTCAATCGGTTTAGAAAGAGGAGCTTACATGACTGCAGGTTCTAGCGTATCAGGTACAGCATACGGTGATCGTAATGGTTATGAAATAACTATCAGCGGTGCCGAGCTAAACCCGACATACGAAGTAACTTCAAGCATTGTAGTTGCATAACTACTCATAGGAAAAGCTGCGCGCTTTACATATATCATTAAAGAGGTCTCTACTGGGACCTCTTTTTTTGTGCTAGGATTTCACGTCCTTTAGCGAAGGCTTCACTTGCTACTTGTAGATCTGATTTAAGACCAAAGACTTCTTGTAGCTGGCACTGTGCTTGGTAACTCTCTTTCCTGGTAAGGTGGCAGCTTATGACATGAAGTGTAATGTCTGTCCTACCGTAAAAACGGCCACGAGCTCTGCGTGTGTGGTCATACAGTCTCCATCTTGTACTCTTGGTTTCTCCAATGTAAAGTACATTGCGGTACTCATCTACTAATGCATATACGTATCTCATTGCTTTTGTTTTGTTTTAATATTTATACAAGTGTGAAAAACGAGAGCAAATATATAGTTTGGATGGTTAAACACCTGCTCCACATTTTATATTTACTACAAATAACACTAAAAATGACGTTAGAAGTAATAACTTGGAATACTTTGTATTCTTTTAACATTAATGTTAACCAAACGACTATACCTAATCCTATTCCTACTCTTAGTTGGATCCTAGAGGTAACCAGTCAGTTGAGTAATGATATTGTGTTTAGTGTACCTATGATGCTTACCTATACTAATGATAGGTACTTAGGGTTTGAATTTACACTGCCTGCACTTGAAGGTAATAAGCACTTAAACTCAATGTGTAATTATAAAGTGTACCAAGACGGTGGTGTAATTGATACAGGTAGTCTTAAACTTATTTATAGTCCAGGTGGTGGAACAGGTACAAAAGATTACATTAGTGATAATGAAAATCGTGAAGCTGTAGTTTACTATACACCAGATTATTAAAAATTGAATTGATATGCAAAAAAAATCTACAACTACAAAAGTGGAAAATCCTGTTGGAGAGTACGCGATAGTAGGTCAAAAGTTCGAAGCACTCCAGTTACCAATCATACGTGATGTAAGAGGTAAAGACTGGATGTACTTTGGTGAAGAGAATCTATATCCACAGATCTTAATTAACCTTTACAATAATTCTGCAATGCACCACACATGTGTACAAGCAATTAAGGATGGAGTAATAGGAGAAGGTATTGAGATGATAGGCAATGAAATAGTTAACAAACACGGTGAAACGGTTGATGAGGTATTTGAAAAGGCTACTCAAGATTACATTATCTTTGGTGGTTATTCTCTTAACCTTGTTTGGAATCGTGAAGGTACCAAGATTGTTGAAATGTATCACCTTCCATTTAACAATGTAAGAAGCGGTAAGCTGGATGAAGATGATAAAGTAACAGAGTATTACTATTCAACACGTTGGGAAAACGCACGTAAATATCCACCTCATGCATACCGTGCATTTGATCCACTAGATAACAAAGGTGATAATGCAAGTCAGGTTTATTACTGCTATGATTATGTA